AATAGTATGCTAAATATTATGAGCAACTATTACCAGGAGAATAGGCGATATGGCACTAACATCACCAGGCGTACAAGTTACGGTAATCGACGAGAGTTTTTATACACCAGCAGAACCTGGTACCGTTCCTCTTATCGTCGTAGCTTCCGGCCAAGACAAAACCAATGGAGCTGGTACAAGCACAGCTTCGGCAACAACCAAAGCTAATGCTGGCAAAGCATTTAAAATCACCAGTCAACGAGATCTTGTAGATCTGTTTGGTATACCGTTCTTTGAGCAGACAGCGAGTTCAACTCCTATCCATGGCTCGGAACGCAACGAGTATGGACTTTTAGCAGCATACAGTCTGCTAGGAGTTAGTAATGCTGCATTTATTGTTCGTGCTGATGTGAATCTAGACGAACTTGCAGCAGAAGTTGATGCCCCGGGAGCGAATCCTTTAAACGGCAAATGGTGGATGGACACACAGGCCACAACCTGGGGTATCCAAGAGTGGAACAGCCAAGCAGCTTCGGTTGCAGGCGGACAAAAATTCACTAACAAACTGCCTATCATATTGACAGATGCAGACAGTCCGGCTAAAATTACAAACAATGCTCCTAAGGCATCTGTAGGACAAATAGGTGACTATGCAGTAGTGTTTGAAACAGTAGGAGACGCTACATACACACATGCCAACGATCTAGCAAGAATCTACTACAAGTCACCAGGCAATGGCGGTGTTGCAGGCGGAGCAACGGCTGTTGCTGCAGGAGAATGGGTATTGGTTGGATCTCCAGCATGGAAAGCCAGTTGGCCTGTGGTTTCTGAAATAGTGTCAGCTGTAACTGGAACACTGTTTATTAACAATGTTCAATTAGGTGCAGCATTCACTGCCGCTTCAGCTGCTACAATAGCCACACGTATTCAGCAAACCGGAATTGAGGGAATCACCGCACAGGCAATAGATGGTAGACTATACATTTATTCGAACGGATACACATCTGATACCGCAGATAGCACATTAGGTCAAGGTAACATAACCCTAACTGATGGTACTGGAGCATGGGCTACCAGCACTGCATCAATTGTAGGCACATATCTTGCACCTAAAATACAACAATCTCCGCATACTTCTGTACCTGCCTACAAGAGTTCAGAAAATGCAGGCACTGTAAATGGAGTAGCAACTGGCAGTGTGTGGATCAAAACCACTGAACCCAATGCAGGAGCTCGTTGGAGAACCAAGCGTTGGAGTTCAGCCACTCAATCCTGGGTGGCTGCAGAAGCTCCTATATATGCATCTACCAATGCAGCACTGTTTAACTTGGATCGCAGCGGAGGTGGCGCAGGCATTTCAGCAGATGCATTGTTTGTACAAAGTAATGCACAAGAAAACAGTGGATTTGATCCTAGCCCAGAAACTGCAGAGTTCCGTATGTGGTACAGACATCTTGCAGCCGGCCAAAGCACCAGTATCACATCTAATATCATCAAGAGCGGCACACTGACAGGAGCAAAAACATTTACACTGGCAGAATCGCTGGTCGGTACACTGGCACTAGACACTGCTAAACCTTTGTCATTTACCGCAGCAGGTACCACAGCTGATGCCGACACAATCGCTGCTGCTATCAATGCAGCTGGATTTACAAATATTGTAGCTTCGGTGATAACAATCAGCAGTACAGCTCCTACTTCTGCTAGACTAGTGATCACACACACCAAAGGCGGTGATTTTAGACTAACAGACGGTACCGGTACTCCATTGAACACTCTGTTCACAGTCTATAATCTCAGCACAAGACAAGGCACAGAAAATTTTTATAATCTTTCATTAGGCAGCGGCGCAACAGGAGCAGCAGATCTCGCCACAGGCGCTGCACAGGATTATTTGGTATCAGGTTGGAAACCCCTAGCTGCCGAAGATCCAAGATTTGCAGCTGGCCCAAATGCACCTCTCAACGAACCAGCAGATCAACAGTTGTGGTATAATCCCAACTTTGCTGATGTAGATATCATGGTTCACAACGGTAACACCTTTGTAGGTTACAGACATTCTTCAGCACCGTTTTATGAAGCTGCAACGGCTACACTGAGAACAGGATATCTACCTATTGTTGCTGCCAGCAATCCATATATTGCCAACACTACAGTGACAGGTGATCTGTGGATCAGTACAGCTGATCTAGATAATTATCCAACAATCTACAGATACAACAATAACCTCACAGACATAGGTGACGTTACACTACGTTGGGAATTAGTAGACAAGACCGATCAAACCACAGAAGAAGGTGTGTTGTTTGCAGATGCTCGTTGGAATACCACAGGCACAGGCACAGCACAATCCACCCTCGAGGATCTCATAACCAACAACTTCTTAGATCCAGATGCACCTGATGCAGCATTGTATCCCAAAGGTATGTTACTGTGGAATCTAAGACGCAGTGGTGGAAATGTCAAACAGTATCAAAACAATTACATAGACACTGCCAGCAACAACCCAAGAACCAGTGCAGATACACTAGCAGGTTCAGCTTTTGTCAGTGGGTCAGGTGTAAGTATGTCCGGCTACTATCCAGATCGTTGGGTTACTGCTTCAGGTAACAATGAAGACGGTTCAGGCAGTTTCGGTCGCAAGGCACAGCGCAAAGTAGTCACACAGGCTCTAAAATCAGTGATTGATACCAGCCAAGAGATCCGTGATGAGGAACGCAGAAACTTCAATATCATAGCCTGCCCCGGATATCCAGAAGCAATGAGCAATTTGGTTAACCTTAACATTGACCGAGGCATTACTGCATTTGTCGTAGGCGACACACCATTGAGACTGCCTGCAGATGCTACTTCACTGACCAACTGGGGAACTAATGCAGAATTAGTCACAGACAACAGCGATAACGGTATTGTGACCTATGATGAATATTTGGCCACATATTATCCAAATGGATTTACCACAGACCTAAGTGGAGCTAACGCAGTGGTTCCAGCAAGTCATATGATGCTGAAGACTATCGCACTCAGCGACAATGTCAGTTTTCCATGGTTTGCACCAGCAGGTACACGACGTGGCGGTATTACCAATGCCACAGCAGTGGGTTACATTGATGCAGCTACGGGTGAATTCCAAACAGTGGCACTGAACGAAGGACAGCGTGATACGCTGTATGATCTCAAGGTCAACCCAATTCCATTCTTCAATGGCGTGGGACTAGTAGCATACGGCCAAAAGACTCGTGCAAGAAATGCATCAGCATTAGATCGTATTAACGTAGCACGTTTGGTAGTGTATCTACGCAGCCAGTTGAACAAGTTGGCTCGTCCATATCTGTTTGAACCCAACGACAAAATCACCAGAGACGAAATCAAACAGGCCGTAGAAAGTTTATTACTAGAATTGGTAGGATTGAGAGCACTCTACGACTTTGCAGTTGTGTGTGATGAAAGCAATAATACTCCAGCTCGTATCGATCGCAATGAATTGTATGTTGACATTGCCATTGAGCCAGTGAAAGCCATTGAATTCATCTATATTCCATTGCGTATCAAGAACACAGGAGAAATTTAAAAATGGCAATTACATCGCTTAACAATATTGGTATTCCAACTACCAACGCAGCAGGCAGCACTCAGGTGCTGTTAATGCCAAAACTAAAATATCGTTTTAGAGTTACACTGTTGGGATTTGGAGTTGCCGCAGCCACTGAACTTACCAAGCAAGTACAGGATGTTACTAGACCTAAGGTGTCATTCGAAGAAATGACACTAGATGTTTATAACTCCAAGGTAAAATTGGCAGGCAAACATTCGTTAGAACCAGTGACCCTAACACTGCGTGATGATGCCAGTGGTCAAGTACAGAAATTAGTTGGACAACAGATCCAGAAACAGTATGACTTCATGGAACAGGCGTCTGCACGTTCAGGCATTGACTATAAATTTACCATGCGTATTGAAGTGCTTGACGGCGGTAACGGTGCATTAGTGCCAAACACACTAGAGACATTCGAACTCTACGGTTGCTTCGTGCAAAACGCAGATTATGGTGATGCCAATTATGCAACCAACGAGCATATGACTGTGGCACTGTCTATTGTCTATGATAACTTGGCACAGTTTGCAGCAGGTGCAGCATCTGTAAGCCCAATTGGCGGAATTGGTGCAGCAGTAGGCAGAACTATCGGTGCAGCTACTACAGGTGCTTCTACAGCACAGGGTTAATAATACCCTCATCCAAAGCCCGACTAATAATCGGGCTTTTTTTGTGGCATAAATATTTGTATGGCAAATAAATTCACAAGATATCTATCAGAATTCGGATCCGGCTTGATCGAAGGGTTGACTAAACCCAAAGGTCAAATGGCAGACTATCGCCACGCTACTAGATTATTTGTAGACAATGGCCTGCGACTATCTCCTAAGACTAAATTTTTGTTTTATGTGAGATTTGAGTTCGACAACACTGTTAGAGGCATGAGTCAGTTCACTGCCAAACATCAAAACGAAGCAGGCCTATTAGTAAAGTCTGTGGACCTACCAAAATTTAATTTTGATTCTGTGATAAAGAATCAATATAATCGTAAAAAAATCTTATACAAGCAAATCAATTATGATCCTGTAAACATCACTATGCATGACGACAGCAATGCAGTGATTAATGCCATGTGGGCCCTGTATTATGGTTATTACATAGCAGACAGACATTTACCCGATGCTGCATACGGTGCCACACATCTAAGAGCAACCAGCACTCCTCAGGATAATTTTACCTACGGCATGGACAACAAGATATCTCCTCCTTTTTTCACGTCGGTGACTATCTATACCATGAGTCGGCGACGATTTGTAGGATACACCTTAGTTAATCCTAGGATCAAAACATGGAGCCACGGTGATATGAATTATTCTGTGTCTGAGTTCAACGAAAGTACCATGACATTGGAATATGAAGCAGTGAAATACAGTACTGGAAATGTATCTGTAGGCACCCCTAAAGGGTTTGCAACTTTGCACTACGATACTGTACCAAGTCCATTGAGTGTAGCAGGCGGTGGTGTTGCAACACTCACAGGACAGGGCGGGGTATTAGATGGTATACAGCAGATATTCGGTGAAGTAGGCTCTGGAGCCTCATTCAAAACTCCTGGAGGATTTTTAGGTACCGTGGCTAAAACTATAAACACTTATAAAAATTTCCAAGGACTGTCATCAGATCAATTAGCCAGTGAGGCTGTCAACATTCTCAGTAACCCTGCTAACATCACAGCAGCAGCCAGTTCAGTTTCGGGATTAGTAGGGGCAAGGTTTCCAAAAAATTCCGGCACTGAAACTACGACAAAGGCCACACAAAAAAATGTGGTAAGTCGACCAGGTGGAATAGCATTCAATCAAGATGCAGGCAGATGATTAAGAGGATAACATATGGCTAGTAATTTACCAAGTAGTATTATAGAAGACAGCGCCGCAGGCACTAAATTGTATTTTGAACGATACGGTGAAACAGCCTTAGAATTTGGTGCCAACGACGTGACCGCCGCCGTGAGTTTTTTTCGTAAAGCAGGTTTCGATATTGATGCTGCCAATACTTCTGCGATGATACTGTTGAGACAGGCCAAGATTGACGGTACACCCATTGGTCAAATATTGGGCGTTTTTAAAAATTACTCATCCGCAGAACTAAATGAAATTGTTATAGAAATACTTAACAATAATCGCGTGCCAACTTCACTGTTGGGATTTAGAACACAAGATGTTAAACCTAATCAACTTAGAAACATAGCCGCATAATGCCTAAATTTGCACAGGGACGATTTGAAATGAAAAACCCCAGCAAGTATGTGGGTAAAAAAACTCCGTTGTCTCGCAGCTCGTGGGAATTTGTGTTCATGCGCATGTTAGATGAGCATCCCGGTGTAGAAAATTGGGCCAGTGAAAGTATACAGATTCCGTATCGTGATCCACTTACTGGCAAGTACACCATATATGTTCCGGATTTTTTCATTGTATACAAAGACAAAATTGGCAAAAAACATGCAGAAGTAGTAGAAGTTAAACCACAGAGTCAAACTCTACGGGAATCAGTAGGTAAAAGCAGATACAATCAAGAACAGTATATTAAAAATATGGCCAAATGGGAAGCTGCAACTGCTTGGTGCAAGCAACAGGGAATTAGATTTCGAGTGGTAAACGAAGGCGATATTTTCCATCAAGGCGCTAAACGGAAATAAGTAATGTATGACCAAAAAATTAGAAGACCTGTTTGATCTCGAATCTCAATCTGAGCCAGTCCCACAGCCAGTTCCTGTTCACGAAGAAATCACTAGTCTTGATGATCAATATCAAGCAGTGCAAAAGATAGTACAGACACTGCCACAGATACAAGAACTAGATAATCTCGACGAACAAGAACTAGATAATCTTGCCAAAAAATCAGAGAAAGCCTACGACGAGCTTATGGATCTAGGAATGAATGTAGAAGTGAGATATTCAGGTAGGATATTTGAAGTAGCTAGCTCAATGATGGGCAACGCTATCACTGCTAAAAGTAATAAGATAGAAAAGAAACTCAAGGCAGTGGATCTACAATTGAAAAAACTGAAAATAGACAACGATGCAGGGGTTGATTCTAACAATGTGATCAACGGGCAGGGCTATGTGATTACAGATCGCAATGAGCTGCTGAAAAAATTAAGCGGAAAAGCATAAATACTCATATGAAAACTTTTAAAGAATATCTCGTCGAAAACAAAAAAATCTACAGCTTCAAGATCAAAGTTGCGGGCGATGTTCCTGAAAAATTCCAAGAAGCACTAAAATCACGCTTGGATAGCTGCAAGGTCATGACCTTTGAAAAACTCATGACCACTCCTATTCAGAAGCTGCCTCTGGATTTTCCAGGCAAAGAGAATATGCAGGTCACTGTGTTTGAGGTAGTTTGTGAATATCCTACAACACCTCCTGAAATCGCCACACATGTCAAAGCCATGGGCATAGACGAAGACTGTTTTCGTGTAAGGAACAGCAGTGAACCCACAGAAGCAGATCAAGTGTTGCTGGACAACGAACCCAGCGGTGAAGCTATGTTAGATGAACAGGACATGGATAAAAATGTCGGTAAAATCAAACACAAAGATTATTTTGGTGACGACTTCAACAAGGGATTTCTAAAAGATCTAGACAAGGCTGCAAAGACACGCAAGAAGGACGGAGTGCAGACAGAATATAAGCTGCCTAAGGCCAAAACAGATAAAGTCGGTGCTAAAAGCGCCTTAGGGAGTTAATAAATGAATTTCAATGATTTAATGCAGAAAATGAGAGAGCTGGATCAGCCAGTTGTACAGGCCGAAGCATGTGGCGATCCAATGCCACCTATGCCACCGATGTCTAGCCCTATGAGTACAAAGCCAGATACTCCTCCACCTAGTCTTAGTATCAATCTAAATGCTCAGGGCATGGACAACATCGAAAGCATCATGAAGCTGATGACCAAAGTCAATCCAGATATGATCAATCAACCACCGAGCATGCCTATGAGCATGCCTATTAGTATTTCTAAACCGTCGCCTATCAGCATGGGGCCGTTGGGAAATCTAGATGCTGGTCCTTTGAAGATGTTGCCAGACATGGACAGTGATAACGATGACATGCCAGGTGACAAAATGAATCTACCACCAGATCACGATAAAGATCACGCTATGGTTAAAGCATTAGATAAGGATGACGACGGCGATCATGATATGGATGATCACGATATTGAAAAGAAAGACAAAGAAGAAGCGTTTGGCAACAGTTTAAATGGATCAGAACCAGAGTATGCAGACATAAGTGCTGCCATACCAGACGGTAACGATATGCATAAGCCTAAGAAAAGCTTCAGCGGTAAGCCTTATCGCGGTGATAATCCCATGGCAGCTGGCGCTTATGAAAGCAAAGATCAACTACGTGCCAGTATACGAGAAGAACTTCTTCAGAGATTGGCAGAAGCTAAAGGAGCGAAATAATGTCAGGATTTAAAATTTCAACTGAGTCACTAAGACCAGAATTTTATCAAGTAGTAATTACATTATCTGGTGGTGCAGGCACATATCCTACAGCAGACGGCAACGATAACGGAGCAGTATGCCCACAAGATCACAGCGCATTTGCTACCAAGCCAACCACATTGGCAATTGGTCGTCGTGTGGCTAGAGGTCATCAACGTTTCTTGGCCATTGTGGAAAATCTACAAAAATATGCTGATGCACAAATTCAAGACGTGCAGTTTACCAGTGCCGGTGTAACAGTAGCAGCTAATCAAGCAACAGCAGTTACATTTACAGTGCGGTATGATAGAGGCGGTAATGCAGATGCAACCACAGCCTCCACACTAGATAATCTAATCTTAGCAGGAACTAGATTAGAAATAGGAACCCCATTCCAATTTACAGCTACCACAGACGGTACAATTACAGTTGATACAACAGCCAAAGCTCTGCGCTATCAAGTTGCGCAGGCCATTGGAAGAACCAATCATGTTAAAAGCATGAGAGTGTATGATGGCAGTCAAGGTGCCGAAATTCAAGAATCGTTGACTGTCACATTGCCCGACTCACTTGCAGATATTTACAAAGATGTGGCTGTGACACTGGTTGATGCAGCAGAAACCATAGACAGTTAATACAAACTTACAAACCAAATAGGCTCTTCGGAGCCTATTTTTTTCAGTAAATAAACATATGTCAAAATCCTTAGACGGCAATCTAATTAAGAAAGCCCATGCACAGATACGATATAATCTCGATGAAGTCAAGCATCTAGAAGCCTGCATGGATCCAGTTAGCGGTCCGTTATACTTTGCCAAAAACTTTATCAAGATACAACATCCTACCCGAGGATCGATACCGTTCGAACCCTACGGATTTCAAGAACTGCTGATTAACGCATATCACACAAACAAAGAATGCATAGCCATGCTGCCACGACAGATGGGCAAGACCACATGTGCAGTAGCGTACCTACTATGGTATACTCAGTTCATGCCAGATGTGCAGGTGTTGATCGCTGCACACAAGTATGAAGGTGCTCGGGACATCATGGATCGTTATAGATATGCCTATGAAAATTTACCAGATTTCATTCGAGCTGGGGTGTATTCATACAACAGAAATACCATCGAATACGACAACGGATCACGTATACAAGCAACCACCACAACTGAAAACACAGGACGTGGTAAATCTCTTTCATTGATATATTGTGATGAGTTTGCGTTTGTGCAACCACCAGAAAAAGCCAAAGAGTTCTGGACAGCGTTATCGCCAACATTGGCCACAGGCGGTAAAGCTATTATCACATCGACACCTAACAGTGATGAAGATCAATTTGCCATGATTTGGTTAGAAGCCAACAAGAGATTTGATGACTTCGGCAATGAAACTAAACTAGGTGTTAACGGATTTTTCCCCTTCTTTGCACATTGGAAGGAACATCCAGACAGAGATGAAGAATGGGCTAGATTAGAACGGGCCAAGATCGGCGAAGAACGATTCCGTAGAGAGTTTGAATGTGAATTCTTGATCTATGACGAAACTCTAATCAACTCTGTGAAGTTAGTTGAACTTGCGGGCATGGATCCCATAATGAATATGGGGCAGACACGTTGGTACAAAGAAATAAATCCTAAAGCTACATATCTAATAGCTCTCGATCCCAGCTTGGGCACAGGCGGAGACTACGGCGCCATACAAGTCTATGAAATGCCTGAAATGGTACAAGTGGCAGAGTGGCATCACAATACCACTCCTGTGCAGCAACAGGTCAGAGTCTTGAGAGAAATACTAAAATACATTCATGACAGAGGCGAAGAACGAGGCGGTGCACCCATCATATATTACAGTGTTGAAAACAACACCATAGGCGAATCTGCTCTGATAGTGATCAACGACATAGGCGAAGAAAACTTTCATGGCCTGTTTCTAAGTGAGCCTATACGCAAAGGACACATACGCAAGTTCCGTAAAGGATTTAATACCACGCATAGAAGTAAGATATCCGCTTGCAGCCAGCTAAAAAACATGATCGAAAATCACAAGATGACCATCAACAGCAAACCGTTAATATCTGAGCTAAAAACATACATTGCGTCGGGACTGGGCTTTAAAGCTAAGAGCGGAGAACATGACGATTTAGTCAGTTCAACACTGCTGATTATGCGCATGGCGGATGTATTGGCAGATTGGGATCCGCAGATCTACGACAGGATGACAGAAAAAATAACTGATGAATCCATGCCTATGCCGATCTTTGTCAGTATGGGTCTTTGATAAATATACTTATGGACGCAACAAACAATATAGCCACCGATTTATTCTATAAAGTACGCAGCCGCTTCGCTGGGTTGAAACTAGGCGCAGAAACCGGTGAGATCACTATCAATCCGGAACAGGCAAGATTTTTTGATTTTGACTACACAGAGGGCGAAACTCCTATGGGTCATGTCAGTATTAGCCTTGCAGAACCTAACAGTATGAAAGTGTATTTTTCAAACGGAATCACCGAAGCTATGGATGACGGGCAGAAAACAAGTTGGTACAGCTTCTTGAAAGAACTACGACTATTTGCCAAACGAAGATTGTTGAGTTTTGACACTAGAGACATCGCCAAAGATAATTTGGATAAAAGAGATTACGAGTTTCTCAGTCAAAATGCAAAACCTAAACCACAGATGAATAAAATTCAAACCCCAGTTGGAGAAAGCACAATGAGTGAAAACATGATGAGTGAAAGCTCGATGTACGGTAGCAAAACAATGAGCTATCAAAAATTAATGGACACACGTTTAATTATTAAACACAGCCATGCAGTAATGGATGACACACAACCGGGTGCCAGAACAAGAAATATCAGTGCATTATTTGTAGAGAATCAAGACGGCGAAAGATTTAAATATCCTTTTATTCATCTAGCTGGAGCTCGAGCCATGCAACGACACGTGGCTAACGGCGGTCTGCCTTATGATGAAATAGGCGAAAGTATTACTAAAATGAGTGAAGAAATTGCTCAGCTTAAAAGTTTCGGCAACTATGTAGTACGCAATGACCTAATGAATTCAGAAACAAATTCAGTTGTAGAACGTTCTTCCGAATACTTAAATCATCTCAGAGAACAGATCAAGGCTCTAAGCAAACAACGCAACTATGAATCCTATAGAGAATCATTTCAGGCAAACCCCAATCAAGAAATTCCTCAAGATGTAGTTGAAGATTTCAAACAAAAATTTACAGTTAGATCGTTCAAAGAAGATATCGCAACTGTGTTTCCGGTCTTGTACAGACTGATGAAAGAAGGAAATACCATAGGCTATGACGACATAGTCGCTATGACACAAGAAGAAATCAGCAACGAAGACCTTACGGTTGAAACAGAAGACAATGACCTATTTGCTCAATTTGAGAATTGGGTAATGGCGCTAGGCGAAGAAAGTGCAGTGACCAGTGAAGATCCTGACGAACAGGCAGCAGCACTACAAGGACTACAAGAACTAGTAGGACAACACTTTCCAGCAGGCGTCGATGGAACTAATGCCATTGAAAGTCTTAAAGGCCTAATTGAAGATCCTGAACTATACAAGCGAATCAAAGAACAGGCAGCGCAAGATCCAGATGCATGTGTAAGACCATTGATCAAAGACTGGCTTGAACTCAACGCACCTGAAGCATTAGAACAGTTAGATTTTGGTGACATGGTGGATGACCAGGAAGCAGCCCAGGCAGATGACCAAACTGCTCCCGAAGCGGAACCGGCACCGGCTGAACCAGTAGCAGCGGCTGTACCTGCAGAAGAACCAGTACCGCAGGAAGCCATTGACCCTGATAATCCTAGAGATTATGAGAGGCCAGCGATTGACCGCAAGAAATCAGGCCAACCACCGTTGACTATGAAAGATGTAGAATACAAAGACGACAAGCCCAAACGTGATTTTGAAAAAAGAAAACAAAGGCTCAATACCGAAGAATTAGCAGAATTCATTCACAGTTTCTATGATCGTAATTCAGGCACATTCCCCAAAGGTCCAGAAGGCGTTTGCACAATGGTAGGCAAGAAGTTTGGCGAACAGGCAGAACACGTTGCTCGTAAGATGGTAGAAAGAATGGCCCCACAACAACAAGCACCAGAACTATCAGAATTATCACGTATTAGAGAACTAGCAGGTTATTAATAAGTTTCGTCGCAGTTAGATCGGGCACTTCGGTGCCCTTTCTTTTGGCAAAACAAAATTAAAAATACGTAGATAATCATTGACCTTGATAAATAAAAAGCGCATAATAAAACATGTGCATAAGGCATATAAACATTTTAGGCATAACACAAGGAGGCATTTAAAATGGCAACTCTCGCAGAAATCCGTGCTAAACTTCAAGAAGCACAATCAAAGTCCACAGGACAATCCACTGGCGGTGGAGACAACGCAATTTACCCACACTGGAATATGCAAGAAGGCAAGGAAGCGGTTATTCGTTTGCTACCCGATGGTAATACCAACAACACATTTTTCTGGGTAGAACGTGCAATGATTAAATTGCCGTTTGCAGGTATCAAAGGTGAAACTGATTCACGTCCAGTGCAGGTACAAGTTCCCTGCGTTGAAATGTACAACGACGGTACAGCATGCCCTATCTTATCTGAGGTGCGTGGCTGGTTCAAGGACAAGAGTCTTGAAGAAATGGGTCGTAAGTATTGGAAGAAGCGTAGTTATATTTTCCAAGGTTTTGTTGTTGAAGATCCTATCAAAGAAGATAAGATTCCAGAAAACCCAATCCGTAGATTTATCATCGGACCTCAAATTTATCAACTAATTCGCGGTGCGTTGATGGATCCAGAATTAGATGAATTGCCAACAGACTATTTGAAAGGTCTTGACTTCCGTATTGCTAAGACATCAAAAGGTGGCTTTGCTGATTACTCTACTTCAAAGTGGAGCCGACGTGAACGTGCATTGTCAGATCAAGAAAAGGCAGCTATCGAAGCACATGGCTTGTTTGATCTTTCTAGCTTCCTTCCAAAGAAACCAAGCGATGTTGAGCTTAAGGTTATGAAGGAAATGTTTGAAGCTTCAGTTGATGGTGAAGCATATGACATGGATCGTTGGGGTCAATACTTCAAACCAGCAGGTATGGGTCAAGCAACAGGCGATCCTAATAGACCAGCAGCAGCAGCCGTTCCTGCAGCAGAAGCAGACGATGAGCCAGCTCCGATGGCTAAAGAAGAAACTGCAAAAACAGTTTCAGCACCAGCAGCCAATACTGACTCTGCTAGTCGTGCGCAAGACATTCTTGCCATGATTCGCAATCGTCAAAAGCAATAAGACTAAACTAGAGTAGTGCGAGCAGGTCTCGCACTCTCTTTCATATCTCTGGAGAAAAATATGGTAAATATGGCAAAACTAACTAAACTATCGAAAGTAAATGAAAACATCAGTATCAATCGTTACGACAACGGTTGGATGGTAGAAATTGGTGGACGAGATAAAAAAGAAGATTGGAAAAATACCAAAACTCTTTGCAATACTGAAGAAGAACTTATTGCATTAATCAAAGAATACAATTCAATGGATCTCGACAACTGATATGGCCAAAGCATTTGATATTTCTAAATTCAGAAAGTCAATTACTAAATCTATTGATGGATTGAGTATTGGCTTCAATGATCCAACAGACTGGGTTAGTACAAACAACTACGCATTGAACTATCTTATCAGCGGTGACTTCCAACGAGGTATTCCACTAGGCAAGGTTACTGTGTTTGCCGGCGAAAGTGGTGCAGGCAAATCATTTATCTGTTCAGGCAATCTAGTTAAGAACGCACAAGCAGCAGGTATTTTTCCAATCTTAATTGATACAGAAAACGCACTTGATGAAGCATGGTTACATGCACTCGGTGTTGACACAAGCCCAGACAAGTTGTTGAAACTTAATATGGCCATGATTGATGACGTGGCAAAGACTATTACAGAATTTGTTGCAGAATACAAAACAATGTCTGAAGATGAGCGTCCTAAAGTATTGTTTGTTATTGACAGTTTAGGAATGTTACTGACCCCCACTGACGTTAATCAGTTTCAAGCCGGGGATCTTAAAGGCGACATGGGTCGTAAACCTAAAGCACTTACAGCACTTGTTCGTAACTGTGTAAACATGTTTGGTAGTCTAGGCATTGGTCTAGTAGCAACTAATCACACATACGCTTCACAAGACATGTTTGATCCAGACGACAAAATTTCAGGCGGCCAAGGCTTTATCTACGCCAGCTCTATTGTGGTAGCTATGCGTAAGCTGAAGTTGAAACTTGATGCTGACGGCAATAAGACCACAACTGTGCAAGGTATTCGTGCCGCTTGCAAGATCATGAAAACTCGGTATGCGAAACCGTTTGAAAGTGTGCAGGTTGAGATTCCTTATGAAACAGGTATGAGTCCATATAGTGGATTAGTCGACTTGTTCGAAGCCAAAGGCATGCTCAAGAAAGAAGGAAACAGCCTTGTATACACTACCAAAGACGGCGAGATTATCAAGCAGTTCCGCAAGGCTTGGGAACGCAACGAGAAAGACGGCTTAGACATTGCTATGGAAGATATTTCCAAACATGGTGAAATTTCCACATCTGAGATAACTACTACAGTTGAACCAGACTTGGAGGAAGCTCAATGAAAGAAGATTTAATTGCTGACCTTTGGCATGTGGTGATTGGACATATACCGGAAAAACAAAGAGCAGATGTAGCTAGCGATTTCGTAAACACCTTGTTAGATTATGGGATCAAAGAAAGTGTATTAGATAGTCTTCAAGGAGTAGATCCTTATCTTGATGAAGCTATTGCGTATGCTATCGATGGCGAAGAAATCGAAGATGACGAAGACAGCTACGATGAAGAGGAATAAATGAATTGGTATGATCGAGTTTCAAAGGATATTAGCAATATCCCAGATGCTGTGGCCTATTATGAAGCTGAATTAATTCAAGCAAAACAAGATGTCCGTGTAGCGGGAAACATTGAAAAGGCCTCTGCGCAAATGCCCGGCATCGTTGAAAATCGATTCAACCAACTTCAAGAGATCGAAGGTATTTTAGAATATCTCAACATCGAATTACGTAGACTACGTAGTCAACACTTTCGCAAATATCTTGAAAACTATCAACGTAGCCTCTCTTCTAGGGACTGTGAAAAGTTTGTAGAAGGCGAAGCTGACGTTGTAGACTTTGAAAAGATCATCAACGACTTTGCTCTATTACGTAATAAATGGTTAGGAATAATCAAAGCACTTGATATCAAACAGTGGCAGTTAAGCAATATTGTTAAACTGCGCACTGCTGGATTAGAAGATGCCACTCTTTGAGTATTTTTATAATATACGCAGATAAATATCTGCATGAAAAAGATTGTTCTAATTACTGGAGGATTTGATCCTCTACATTCCGGGCATATTGCCTATATCAAAGCAGCTAAAGCATTAGGTGAAACCCTAGTAGTAGGTGTGAATTCTGATGCCTGGCTTACTCGTAAGAAAGGCGCAGCCTTTATGCCATTTTACGAAAGACTTAACATAGTAAAAAATATCCAAGAGGTCGATTACGTAATAGAGTTTAATGATGATGATAATAGTGCTAAATTAGCAATCAAACTTGCACGTCAGACTTGGCCAGATCACAAAATTATATTTGCTAACGGCGGTGATCGAACACAGGCTAATATTCCAGAAATGGATAGTGGTATAGACAATGTGGAGTTTGTGTTCGGAGTCGGTGGTGAGGATAAGAAGAATTCTAGTTCTTGGATTTTACAAGAATGGAAGGCTCCGAAGACTGAAAGATCGTGGGGATACTATCGTGTATTACACGAAAATGGTAAAGAAGTTAAAGTAAAAGAATTAACAGTAGACCCAGGACAATGTTTGAGTATGCAAAAACATGAACATAGAGCAGAACATTGGTTTATAGTAGAAGGTACTGCTGAAATTTATACAATCAATAGAAGCACTGACCAAGAATTAATCGGAGTGTTTCACAAGCATCAAAGTTTACATATTGCTAAAACCCAATGGCATCAATTATGCAATCCAGGAAATGTACCTTTAAAAATTGTAGAAATACAATACGGAGAAGATTGTAAAGAAGAGGACATAGAAAGAAAATGAAAGATTGGGTTTTCTTAAGTAAAGATGGCACAGACGAATACATAGAAAAATTAGCAAGATCCTGCAGAGGAAAAATAACATCAACAGACGATTTTGTCTACGAAGACTCGAATCAACCCATTGTGTTACGTGGCATATTAAAACACAAAATAATGAAACGCTGTTGGGAAGATGGCCGCGATTTCTATTATATGGATACTGGGTATTTTGGCAATGAAGTTAATTCAAAAAATCCCAACGGATGGAAATATTGGCACCGCATTGTAAAAAATAATCTGCAACACGATGAAATTATATCTAGGCCAGACGATCGATGGAAACAATTTAATAAAACTGTAGAACCTTGGAAAAAATCAGGAAGAAAGATTTTAATAGCCAAACCCGATGAAAAGCCCTGCAAGTTCTACGGGATAGACTTAGAACAATGGACTAATGATACTATTGAAACAATTAAAAAATACACAGATAGACCCATAGAAATACGCGAACGTGCTCCTAAGCGTATTGATCGTACAGTCAGTAACACACTAAAACAAGCTCTTGACGATGATGTATTCGCATTAGTAACTTTTAACTCCAATGCTGCTACAGAATCTGTTATGTATGGTTATCCTGTGTTTGTACTAGCACCCTGTAATGCTGCCAAACCGGTAGCAGCTACTGACTTAAGTCAAATTGAAAAACCCTACTACCCAGATCAAGATAAACTATATAGTTGGGTCTGCCACTTGGCTTATGGTCAATTTCATAATGATGAATTACGAACTGGTGCTGCATTAACAATGATACAAGGAAATTTATGAAAGTTTTTGTTGGATATGATCCACGAGAAGATATCGCTTATCGAGTATGCGAATACAGTATTAAGGCTAGAAGCCTTGGTGTCGAAGTTATTCCCCTCAAACAATCCGAATTAAGAGAAGCAGGAATTTATACTAGACCTCCAGATGCACTGAGCTCAACAGAATTTACATTTACTCGATTTCTAGTTCCTTATCTAACAGGATATAAAGGATGGGCAATTTTTGTTGATTGCGACTTTCTATTCCAATGTGATGTTACAGAAATATTTAATTCAGCTAACGATCAATATGCTGTCATGTGTGTGAAACATGATTATACTCCACAGGAAGGTGAAAAAATGGATGGCTGTAAACAAATGCCGTATCCAAGAAAAAACTGGAGTTCGATGATTTTATGGAATTGTGGCCATCCAGCCAATGCTGAACTAACTCCTGAGGTAATTAATAAAGAAGAGAATCTTGGACAATATTTTCACAGATTTATGTGGTTAACTGACGACCTAATCGGTGAGCTGTCCTATGAATTCAATTGGCTAGTAAACTGGTACCACGAACCTCAAGATGGCCGCGCCAAGGCTATTCATTACACAGAAGGAGGGCCGTGGTTTGATAATTGCAAACACTGTGAATATGGTTATCAATGGGCTGTTGAACATGCAGCAATGGTAGAATCGTTGAAGAAGGCGCCTGCGCCTGGACCGTTCGATCACATACCCAAAGATATTGAAACGGTTTTTAAAAAGATATTAAAGTATCGAGTTGATCCATCCGGAAAAATTTATAACACCACCGTTGATGATGTAATTGAGGATATTAAAATGTTAGACAATAATGCAGCAGTAGCCGTTGACGGCGGCAGAGATGCCAATGACGGTAAAGGCGTGGGTTGGGATCCGTACATGGAATCTTTTATTCTTGGCTGTGGCGGCACAATCACAAACTACGATAAAATTGAAAATTCAATGACTCCGGTGGTATTTAGAGGCATCACTAAAGCCAAACACATGCGGGCTTGTGAAGAAAAAGGGAGAGATTATTATTATATCGATACCGGATATTTTGGTAATGTTCGTAAAAAATTCTTTCATAGGATCACTAAGAATGCTATGCAGAACACCGGCCCTGTTATTGAAAGGCCGTTTGATCGATTAGAAGCAACTGGATGGCACCGAAGCAAGTTTAGAAAAGGCAGTAATATTTTATTATGTCCCCCAAGTGCCAAGGCTATGAGTGCGTTTGGGCTTGATCTCGAAACATGGATGGAAGAAACTATCGCTACAATTAAAATGTATAGCGATCGTCCGATCGTTGTTAGAAATAAGGTTAGCCGTCGAGAAAGAACAGCTACCGATACTATGGAAATGGCTCTGTCCAAGGATGTTCATTGTTTAGTGACATTCAATAGCATTGCTGCAACTGAGGCAGTATTGCTAGGTAAGCCAGCGTTTACTCTCGGACCTAATGCTGCACATGCTGTTAGTTTATCAGATCTATCACAGATCGAAAATCCAAAAATTCCAACAGCTGAAGAAGTTGAAGCCTGGGCCGCTCATCTATCATACTGCCAGTTCTCGGAGGCAGAAATGAGAGACGGTACTGCTTGGCGAATCTTAAATGACGATGATGTAACACCATGGCAACCTAAATAAGGATTCGAATGTTTGACGTTGTTGTTTATCTAAGTTCCTTGCATAAGCAAACACCCGGTAGAAAGGTAGATACCCTCACTGCATTTGCCGATGGTGCGAAATCTCAAGGTGCTCGTGTGCATATTGAAACTACATATGTGATACAACCTGCAAAATTAGCGGTAATTCTTGGCTGGCCAAGTCCAATTCAAACAACAGAAAATATTAAACTACGTGCTAAGATAGTCGAACATCAACGTCGACAGAACAATCATATCATGGCCATTGACGCTAACTGTTTTAAATTTAAAGATCTCGACAGTAAATATTTACGATACAGCGTCAACGGTGTTGATTACGATTCCAGCGAGTATGCTAATAAAAATTCTGACTCCACTCGTTGGAATATTTTATCTAATGATATTGGCCTTAATATGAAAGACTGGAAGCGAGACGGCGAATATATTTTATTCTTAGTACAACGAGATGGCGGTTGGAGCATGAAAGGTCTGAGTCCCGTAGAATGGACAAGACAAAAAATAGAAGCGGTGAGGAAAGTATCTAATCTTCCGATTGTGCTTAGACCACATCCTGGAAAGATAGCAGACCTAAGACCACTACTGCAGACCGGAGTAACAATCAGCGACAGCACCAAGGTTCCAATAGAACATGATCTAAGACGAGCCAAGGCAGCATTTGTGTTTAACAGCAGTAGCGGAGTTGCATCAATCTTAGAAGGTGTTCCGTTATGGGTTGATGACAGCAGTAGTGTGTGTTGGGATGTTGCCAATTATAATATTGGGGATATCAATTATCCTAAGTTAAATGATAGAAGTCAGTGGATTAATGATCTTGCTGCGTGTCATTGGACTGATCAAGAAAGTCGACAGGGTCTTGTTTATAAACAGTTCTTGCCCTATATCAAATGATGTCAAAAGTTATATCTTGTTTCGGTTGTAGTTTTACAGGCGGTGTTTTTACTGATTCTGAACCTAGAGAATCGTGGCCTTACCAACTATCATTGTCTAGACCAGATTTAAAAGTCTATAATTTTGGAAAACAAGCGACTAGCGCATTATTTTCATTAAACATGATTGATCAAGTGTCCGAACAATTAAAATCAGATTTAGTCATAACACAACTCACTGAGCCAACAAGAATGACGTTTTATGATCCAGGATTTAAATTAAATCTTAAACAAGACTTATTACAAATTTCAGATAATTATTGGGTATTACCGATGGGCATCAAAGGCATTTGGCCCTTTAATGGTGTCAGCGGAAAAAGACAAACCAGAGAAAACTTCTCTAATCCTTTCACGGCAGAAAAATATCAGTTACTAAAAAATCTTATGGTTATGCATGAAGATCAAAATCATTTTGATCCCGAGTATAGAGCATTTTCTCACAGAGCAAAATCTTTATCCGATCTAGTATTCTTTCACAGAAAACTTTATAGAGAAGTACCGGGATTAGAAAATATACCGTGTGTGGAGAAACTATTAGGTACTGAAAAATTTTTAGATCTAGTCATAGACAAAGGATTTCATTTCGGGACTGATGGAGCACAGTGGATTTCAAACTGGGTGACCGAAGAATTAAAATTATAAATTTAACGTAGTTTACTAATAGCGGTATCTAATGCATCACCGATATCTTGTATCGGAAATACTGAAAATAATTTATCAACATTCATTACACAATTAGACCTTGGAGCAACAGTTGCAGCTCTAAATTCATCTCTAGTGAACCATTCTTTATCTAATTTAAGTTGATCCGCAACCTGTTTAGTAGTAACAGATCCCGGATTACAAACATTATAAATCCCACCAGCTGGTTTGTTTAATGCAAAATATACCGCTACCTTGGCTACATCAACTACATAACTAAATGAATTTTCATAGTCGATTAGTTTTTGGTAGTTTGATAGTTTTGTAAAAATGTTCTTAGGTTCATGCGTGTCACCAAATGGCATGCGGATTCTCAGCAGATATGATTTATCAAGATAAGGTGCCATTAAAGTTTGGAACAATGCTTTTGATCCACTATAAAAAGATCCGTTGTTAAAATCAAAATTAGGAGCATCTTCCTCAGTCCACCCACCCGGCTTATACCCAGTATATACACACCCACTGGTAATATGTACAATGGGAGTAGAAGGATTTGCTGATTCTAACTGCAACGGAAATACTACATTGCCGTCGATAGTTTCTTGTTTGTATTGTTCACAAGCATCAACATTCGGAGAACCTGTATAACCAGCAGCATTGATAATTACGGTTGTGCTAGTCGGTACTGACTGAGCATGAGTGATCCATTCGTGATGAATATTTTGATGTTCTAATTCTTTTTTAATCTGTTTGCCAATATAGCCGTGGCCAATTAATGTAATCATTATTAATCTCTTGATTTTATCAGTTCTGGAGAATACTGCGGCAATGCCTTAGAATTGTCGGAATCTTTAGCGTTTTCTAATTTAGCAGTTCTTGATCTTAACTCGCTGGAAGAATACTTATGACCACGTTTATGATAATGTAATTCAATTCCGTTGTCCATACAATACTGCTTACCTGTAAAATCTCTATTTAGGTATTCTTCACTTATAAATCTAATATGAATTGTCTGCGTTTGTAATAGCTGTAATAAATCAAACTCTGTTTCGTAAATTAAAATTTCATCAACATACTTACATGCTTGAAGCTGAACAAATCGTTCGTATGCACTTTGTACTGGTTTATTTTTAATTCCAGGACGATCGACGGTCGGGTCAATCTGTAGTGCAACTACGAGATAGTCGCACAATTCCTTCTCCATCTTTAACATAGTTACATGACCTGCATGTAGCAGATCGAAACTACTGCAATTAAATCCTACTTTCATCTGCGAGACCTCCTTTTTCTATTGAATACCAATCATTGGCCGGATGCACGGTATCTCTAAACCACCAATATAAGTCCGGACCAGTCCAATTAGCAAATTGTTCTTGATACCATTCTATGCTTCTAGGATATGTTATCCAGTTAGCATCGTACATTCGTTTTTTAGATTTTACAGGTTTGTCTGGTTTATGTAGACCTATGAATACAAATTTAGTAGCATAGTTCATTAACTTATCACTCAACCAGAGCATATCAACATCGGGAATGCTGCCTAATACCTGTGTGCAAATAACAGCATCGAATGTCTGTCCTATGGGTTCTATTTCAAATTCTTTTACGCAGGGATCAAACTTATAAACACTTTCTGCATTTATCCTAGTTTGAAATGTCATTGGTTCTGTTACTTGATCGTGCGGCATTCCATATGAAACTATATTTGTATATTGTCTACCTTTGCCGCAGCCGTAGTCTAGTACAGTTTTAGCATTGTATTTGTCCATCAGGACTCTAATCTGATTGTGATAATTTTTACAATCGTCACCACCCCAACTGCTGTTATTCAGTTGGAATTGTTTTCCTAGTTCTACACTTTGTAAGTAATATGCACTCGGCATTAAAAACTCCTAATTGTATCTGCATTATTCTTTACCCAATCTTGAGCTACTGGAGATTTTCGGTACTGACTGCACCAGTCCCAGTATATTTGCCAATTGTCACATTCTGAGTATTCTTTTCTAAGAATATAAATTTGGGTACTGACTTTCTTGGCTATAGCATCATGGGTTAAAATTAAATTATATGTTTTATTCCCACTTTTATCTTTAACACTATGACTTAATAAATCTATAATTTCATCAGTATCGGCAACCTTATCTTTTCTAGCCACTACTACAAAGTCTGTAACTTTGTGACCGTGAACAGTTCTAGCATCTTCTCGTTTATGTATTTCGGCATAGTCATTCATAAAATCAATACCCATAAACACAATGTCGGATTCACCTGCAATTACATTATCGATTTCTTTGCATATGATGTCTATAGAGGTACGAGTAAAGTATGCATCAGATCTAACTTTGATAAAAACTTCTTCTTTGACATGATTTTTTGCTTTCAAAAAATCATATACCTGTACCTTACCACTTTGATAAAATGGACACTTAGGATCGACTGTATCACGATAAAAATCGTATACTGTTATTCCGTATCTTTTATTGAGAGTATCATATAATTTTTTATGATTTGGTTTAGCAGTAGCATAAAATCTTTTAAGACCTATCTGAATTATTCCGATTGCCATGACCGCCATTCTCCTAACGTGATTTCTTTTTTGTCCCAACCCTGTTGTGCTCGCCACCAATTTACAGCATCTTGCATGGGGTGAGGGAATATTAAATTCTTCTTACCCACTTTTGCTTTATCATCTGCAATATAACTTTGAATGTAATCTTTACAAACTTCGTCGTCGGTGGGGTATTCGGTATAAGTTTTTCTTACCAACCATATTTGACAAAGAATCCTAAATGGGTTTGAATACTGAATTCGTGGCATTGAAGACCCTTCATCAACGAGAACTAGATATCTAAACATTTTATTCCCGCTTCTTCTTTTATTAGGCACTACCTTGTTTATATTTTCTATGCATAGATCAAAAGGAACTAATTTATCTCTACTTGCCAAGATCATAAAGTCTTGTATAGTCTTATCTAAATCAATATTCACAGGTGATTTATTATAAATCAAACCGGCATTCTGATTAACCCAGTCGCTGCCAAAGTAAAAGATATCTCCGTTGCCTGCAACCAATTCTTTAATCTCATTACAAATTATTTCTATTGAAGAGTCGGTGAACCATAAATCTGTACGAACACGCATAACATAAGGTTCGTTGGTCCTTTGTACGCCTCTTAAAAAATCCCAAAGTTGTACAGCACCTCCTTGACCTCTTCTATAGGCATTATCATGATCTATTTGTTCAGGAGGATCGTAGGGACATACGCCTCTTTCGGGATCATCTCTTGTAAAAAAATACACGTTGACAGGTACTATTTTTTCAATCTCGTCAAATAATTTTTTATGATTTGCATAGGTAATTTCAGTATTATGTCTTACATCACCAGTATAAAAAATAGCTAACATTACAAATAATCTCCTAGAGTTTCATGATCACGTTTGATATTCACAGCAATAGCTCTTGGAAAAGGATTAGCTTCATTGTAATCATTTATTAGTATTCTTTTGGTATTCGGTAATCCAGAGATTAATTGAAAATTTTCAAATCCAAGACCTGTTAACATTTGACGAGTTCTTTCTTCTATGTGTTTAGGTCTTGCCGTAGTAAAAATAACAACACTACCATTCTCTATCATCTTTTTAATACGTTGTACGTTTTTTGTAAGAGGCTCGGGATCTTCAAAATATGCATGTCTAGGCTGAGCTTTTACTATAGTTCCATCTATATCACAAAATATAACTGCTTTGTCGTTGTACTCAAACCACTCTTCAGCAGTACCAACATCAACATAATCACTGACAATACTTTCTTTAAATATGTGCTTGTTATTTAAGCATTCTTCAATAATGTGACTAACAAATATTTCTTTAACATGGGCATTGGTTAATTTTTCAAAAGTATTAACGAATAAGTCTGCACTTTCAAATTTATAACCACCTACACAAAATTTATCAGATACCACCTGCTTTTCGATTATAGAATTAATAATACCCTGATCGTTGGTAATTACAAAACTTTTTGATCCTAGACGTTTTAAAATTTCATGATCTTTTATATTCGATACACAAACATAATTTCCTTCTTGATAATCATGTTCAAAGAAACTATCGCAGTCTTTAATTAAAATTTCTTCTGTAGGATCTAGATTGATTTTTTTAAGGATTTGATACACAGTATCAGCAGGGCCAGCAGTTTTGTTATCTAATATCACTACTGATATTTGATTACCGTACTCTTGTTCAGCATATTTCCCCACATGATATTTGTCTTCATGTTCTTTTAAAACACCTATAGTGATATGGTGTTTACCTATAAAAGGAGCAATTGATTTTTCAAACATCATCTTACCTGTAAAATCAGTCAGTGTATATTTAGGTCGCATATTAGGGAATCTAGTTGATAACCCTGCCGCAGGCATTATTATTTCCATAATTTATTAATCCAATCTAAAAGGAATTGTCTTTCAAATGTTTCGGGTTTTGAATATCTATAAACACGTAACAACATCATTATTAATAGATAATCGTTATTTGCTTCTGGAAATCGTTTTAATAATTCCTGCTGAATATGTTTGATTTTAACATCTAACATGGTATTATCTTTACGAGTAAACCACCCGCATTCTAAGTCTTGTCGTAATTTTGCAATGTCAAATATATGCGAATCGTATTCAGTTGTTTGACAGTCTATTAATAAAAATCCTCGGTCTTCAGAATATAAGATATTTTCTAATGTAAGGTCTCCGTGATATTCTGTACAGGGAAGCATCTTAGGTAATTTATCTAATAACTCTTCTTTGGTAAACGGCATTTCTAAAAGATCGATTGCTGTTAATTTATCTATATAAACCTGTGTGTAATCTTTAACCGTCGACCGCTCAGACAATGATTCTAAAAAATTAACTATGAATTGCAAAAGTTTTTCGTAGTGATGTGTTTTTAAATATGTCTTAATATCTAAACTGTGTATGTACTCCATGTCAAAGTTATTTTTAGAATATCCATAAATTTTAGGCAACGGATATTTTTCTGAAAGGGCATACATACGCTCAACATTGCGTTGAACATCTCCAGTTTTTCTCACAAACATCCTATCATGCTTTTTCATTAACAAGATTTGGGTACCAGAAAACCCATATAATTCTTTAACAATACGAGCAGCCATATTACTTAAATGCCACCACTCTGCTGTCAATACTAGTTTTAGCATGAAGATTAGCTTCAATTTGCACTCTAGTAAACCCTGCCTCGCGGAATATCTTACTCATGCTTTCTGCGCTATATCCCCACTTGTGTAACATAGTCGGATCTGGATATCTAACACTATCGCCGTATATGCCTGCTACAGTTCTTTTATGTAGACGCTTGTCATGCGACCAAAAACAGTCTGGATTATTAACAACTTCTTGACACATTTTTAATAAGTCGGGCCATTCGGTAGCTGCTGCACCACCCGGTCTAAGAATTCTATAAAACTCTTTATACATAACAGGAATGTGTTGACGACTAATATGTTCTACTACGTGAACACTTAATATTTCATCTACACAGTTGTCCGGTAAGGGAAAAGGTTTAGTAATATCGTGGATCATTACATTCGGATCGTGTGACATGTACTCGCCGTCAATGTTTAGATAGCTATCAAACAATCGACTACCGCAACCAAGATGTAACCGTACTTTTTGTCCGCTGTTTGTTAATTCATTTACTTTTTCATTAAGCATTTTTAGTTCCAAACATATTAATCATCGAATAAGGAAGATATTTTTTCATAGAGCCATCTTCACAGGTTTCAATAAAAGCTCTTCTTCGATCAAAGTCGCTGTCTTTCTCTACAAACTCTATACTATCAGACAGTTCAGTTGAATACGCAAAGTTGTCCCATTGAAATTCTGGAAATAGGAATTCAATGGCCTTAAAACTGTACCTGTAGTAATCATCTGGGTATTTATGGTATTTCCAAACCCAGGGACTGTTGATGTACAACTTTCCACCGGGTTTAACTAAATCAGATAATACTTTGGCCATTAGCCAGGGTGTCGGGGTGTGTTCAAGTACACTACAACAAATAATCAAATCAAAATAATTTTTAGGTAACGGATTATCTTCCTTGGTTAAATCGCATACAACATCTACACCGGCACCTTCTTCGAGATCAACACCGACATATTCTACATCTGTGTAATTTTCTCTAAATTCAGATACACTAACAATTTTACTGCCTATTTCAAGAACAGGGCCTTTGGCTTTAGGATATACTGTTTTTAAATAAACTATATCGTTGGGGCTACCCATATTGCATACCTAATTGACGCCTAACTTCTTCTATGAATTGTTTAGATAATACTCGTGCTGAATATTTTTCTTCTGTGTATTTTTGACCAGCACGGATCCTTTCTAATGCCTTACCAGGATGAGCCAGAGCCCATTTAATACCGCCAATATAATCTTCCTGCCAAGTGTATGGTGCAAATTCTTCGTAGCTAGCCAATGCTGTTGTGATAACAAATTTACCGGACATCAAACTATCGATTAATCTATTTGCACTTTTGGTATCAGTTCTTGGATTATCTGTTTGCACAGGCATCAATACAATATCGCACTCGGATAACAATTGACCTTGTCGTTCCCAAGTCCATTCTTGCATATCGAGTTTGTCAAAATTGATTCCGCTGATCTGTCCTTTGGACTGTCGAAGGCTCATTTTGCTTATCAGTCTATCTGTTTTAGCACTGATCATAGTGTATTTGTAATTGCCAACTTCCTTTTCTAAACGCTGCCAAATTTCTACAACAGGCAAAAATTTAAAACTTGATTGACTACCAAACCATAGCAATTTAATTTCTTTGCCAGGGGCAAATGTTGGCTCAAGTTTAGGACGTTCAAATGGATCCGGCATAACAATACTGTCTCGACCGGTATGATGTTTGGTACTTACGCCCATTTGAACACTGTTGACCGACACAAGATCTGCCAATTGACAACATGGTTCATACTCTTCTTTTTCTTCAAATTTATTATCGCAAAGATCGTAGATAGTTTTTGCACCTAGATCCTTAGCCCTTTGAATGCTGGCAGGCTGGCTGCGTTTTAAAAATATCACAATGGTAGTGTTGTCTACTTCTGACCAGTCAGTTAGAATTTTAGCATCGTAGCCTTGATCAGCCAATGCCTGGCAAGTGACTTCGCCGCGTAATCTATGACTGGCACGTTTTGGTTTGTAGGCATCACTGAAGAATCTAATTTTCATTTTATTATCCTAATTGCACACTGAAAGTAGTTGTTCCTATGAAGAATTTCAAAGGTCCTATCGAATTTTTCAATCCAATGTTGTAACGCAAGATATTCGCCATCTTGCCATTTGGTAAATTCGTCCGGATTGCCCCAACAATAAAAATCATCAAAATGGATAATTGTTCCAGGAACTATTTGATTATTAAGTAAAGTCAAGACTGTTTCAGTACTAGAACATAAATCACAATCTATATGAATAAACTTTATAACACTAGAATTTTTATCAATCCACCCGGGCAGAGTTTGATCATACCAACCTACTACTAATTTTACATTAGGCAAAACATCAGGAAGATTCCCTCCAAGATTCATTTGTCCTTTTGGGAATACTCGATCATCAGTCAAATGCCAGGCTTCCGGCAATCCTTCAAAGCTATCAAATCCGTATACATTTTCATTTTTAAAAAAATCTGCTATTTGATTTAACGTTCGGCCTTTTAGTACACCGAATTCGCAGATGTATCCACTTCCTGCAGTTTGTTCAAGAGAATATTTGATTAGATTGGCTCTGTGAAATTTTTGCCAATAACCTGACATTGGTAAAACCGGCATTTCTCCAATTATCTTACTGTTGTGGAACCAATCAATAGAGTAGTTATTTTTGTTTATTTGATCCATTTCATTATCCAATCCTTTTTATGTTGATCTACTACTTTATAACCCCAAGACTCTAATATTTTAATAGATGGCTTGTCGGTCATTGCGTCTTTGTACTCATGTTTTTGCTGTTCAACAACAATTACTGGTTTATTTTTAAGAATAGTCTGCATTGCGCCGGCAAGGATTTCTTCTTCAAATCCTTCTACATCAATTTTTATTAAATCAATATTTTCATAGTTGTAACTATCCAGTGTTCTTAAAGGAATAGAACCTTTGCCTACTGATGTGGGATCGATATGACTATGTCCGGTATTCCCCTGAACAATATTCATTTCTATCAGTGATTCAGTGCGCCCAAGTGCTACTGATTCAATTATATAATTACTGTCTGTTACGTTTTTCTTAAAACATTCTCTAAATTCATGAACTGGTTCAAAAGCAATGACTTTTTCAAACTGTTTTACAAGATCGCAAGACCATAGACCTACGTTTGCACCGATATCAATGCAGATTCTTTTGTTATCACAAAATGAAATTGCAGAATCTCTAGCCCTCCATTGATATCGAACCACTCCGTCATTCTTAAGGCTTTTTGCAAGCATCCTAGGAAAATGATCATCATAATCCGGAAACCAAAATCCATGACTTTCTCTCATTTAAATGTACTCCAATATTTTTCTGATCTATTAACTTTGAGATCTGTTTTTAAACTATGACCGTGATCTTTGCGATCACCTTTGAGATGGTCGAGATACCCGCCCCATTCACAATTAATCAAAGGATGCCCCTCTCCTACTGAATTTGTTTTTGACGGGCGTAGGTCTCCAAGCTGCTGACTCCAGTTTAATTGTTTTAATTCCGGCACTGTTTTTCTCACAGCATCAAACACAAAACTGTCATGCCATTCGCCGAGTGTAAAAATTCCATTTTCTGCATCATCGTAATACTTTTGAAAGATTTCTAAGAATTTTCTTGTTGCAGGACTCCTAAGATTCATGGCATACAGGCCGCATTCACTGTATTTCCCCTCTCTGCCAAGGTAACATAAATCAAAAGACGGTGAACATAATTCTAAAACTTTTTCACGGGTAATTGCACTGTGACAAACCATATCAGCATCCATCCATAACAAGATATCAGCATCAGTTGTTCTAGCACAGTGAAAAATTGCATAAACTTTATGTGCGAATCTCACAGCATGCCACTTGAACTCTTTTTTTGAATCCTTGCGACCGCCTCTAACAGGATCACCGCTGACATCACCGTTGGCCTTGGGCACATCCTTCCACCGGTTTTTAAATTCTGTTAATTCTTGAACATCGTCGAGACTGAATAGGGTCACATGATTATGATTTCTAACGATAGGATTACATTTTTCTGGGTATATGTGCAGAGTAATTTCCTCTGGCCAGTTTTCACAGAATCCGTTGATCATTCGTTGTGCATATTTTTTTAAACCTTCTTCGTGAAAGGTTGTAACTACTGCAATTTTCATTTTTGTTGTTCCCATACATGAAAGATTCCTTGAAGACTGGTACATCTCCATCCGGATTGGTATAACGGTAGAGAGACTTCTCTAGGTATCACAGAATCACCTTCTATGAATACCGATGAATTGTTTTTTTGCCATACTGTCATTAATGATTCCAATTTGTCAAGTTCATTTAGATCCAAAAAGATTGCCCCTATATCTGAGACACTGGTTAATCTATCTATGCTTTCCCTATATATGAGATTTTTAGCTTTTAATCCAGTAGAGATTTCATCAATTACAAATATATTTGCATAGACATCAAGAACTTCGGTCAGATAACCAAATGCCTTGCCAATTACCAACGCATTGGTGTTTTTTCTAGACAATTTACTTACCCTTTTTTGAAACTTATTCATAATCTATAAATATACAGCAACATTAACTACGTAGATTATTTATCAACATTATGCGCTTCAAATTATATCGAGAATACGGTGCCTTAAACAGTCCTCCAGTGTTTGATGCAGTAGAACAGGGGCTTAGGCAACAAGGACATGTCATTGTCAATGAAAATGAAGATGTAGCTGTGATTTGGTCTGTATTATGGGCCGGCCGCATGCGAGCTAACCAACAGATTTATCAAAACTGCATCAATGAAAACAAACCTGTATTGATTATAGAAGTTGGAAATTTACAAAGAGGACACACATGGAGGTTAAGCCTTAATAATATCAACAATTTAGGGTTTTTTGGCAATCACAAGGATCTAGATCATAGTCGATCAAACAAACTCGGAGTTGAATTAAAACCTTATTTGACTAAACGTCGTGGTGAAATATTAATTGCCTGCCAACATCAAGAAAGTCTGCAATGGCAGGGTATGCCTGCCATGAAAGACTGGGTAGCCGACACTATCGAAAAAATAAAACAACATACTCATAGAAGAATTATAGTAAGGTATCATCCTCGTTCAAGTTTTCCATTCAAGCAATCTGGAGTTATGGTAGAACGACCTGCTCGGATACCAAACACATATGATGATTTTGATATTTTTTACAATTATCACTGTGTGATTAACCACAACAGCGGTCCATCCGTTCAAGCAGCCATAAATGGCGTTCCTGTGTTGTGTGATCAGTCCAGTCTAGCCACAGATATCAGCATCAAATGGTCGGAACTGGATAATCCTTATGTGCCTGACCGCACTGACTGGTTTGTGAAATTGTGTCATACCGAATGGACCGTGGAAGAAATACGTCAAGGTACTCCGATCGCACGATTATTCAGTTGACAACCGATATCTTAGGCTGTATACTTGAATAATGCTACCATCAGAATTTGCCGAAGATATATTTGTTGAGTTTTATAATCTTATTAGCCAACACAAAATCTCTGTACAGGGTCAAGATTTTTCACCTATTGCAAGTTTCTATGAAAAAATCATCAACGGAAATGAACTTACTAAAAATCAGGCAAATTTTCTCGTAAAATTATTAGAAAAATACAAAACCATGTCTGCTATGGCAGGTGTTGATTATGGACTCCGACTGCAAAATCTTAAGTGGCGCCGAGAATTCCGTGTTCTCGATCTTAGTAAAAAAATCTATGTAGAACTGCGTGAAAACAAATTAGAAATTTGTCTAAAATTTCCTTATCAGCTGAAAAAACAGTTCGAAGACGAAATTGACAACGGACAAACTACTAACTTGCATAGTTTTTGGGATCACGAACAAAAGGTCAGACGTTTAGATTTTTATCGTTATAATCTAATCCACTTGTATGAATTTGCCTTGACACATAATTTTGAAATTGATGATACATTTATGAATGTCTTGGCGGATGTTGAAGAAATTTGGCAAAATTCAGAAGACATTATTCCTCGTAGTGAAATCACAATATATGGAGTGGCATTAAAAAACACCACTGAGGCTACACAGGAGTGGTGGGAGGCGCATAGATCCAGCGATCCTCTCAAAGACTTGTTGTTGGCAAAAAGCATGGGATTTTTATACCAAGAAAAACCCATGAATTTTGTGGAAAAAATCGCCAGTTGCCCCGAAAACACTTTCTGGATTAAAAATTATAAAGATTTTTTTGCATTGACAAAACTATTTGCCGGAAGGATCTGTGTGCTGTTGGATCGAACAACTGCCCACACTCTACCATGGTTGCAGAATTTTGTGACAGAAGCTGATAATAGTGATATTTCACGTGAAGAAATCAAGGTGTGTTTTAGAAACAGCAAAGAATCAGATAACGGACTTAACGAATGGATTAAGGCAGCTGGAGTAGGCGGCCAAGTCGAATCAGGTAAAATATTAATTTTTGAATCAAAGCCTGCTAAATGGTTGTTTAAGTCAGATATCGATGTTACAATGTTAGTTACTAATAATATTTTTCCACCAACAAGTATCATGGCCAAGGATTGGCTCCGATCACACCCTTGTGTGATATATCTTGGAGACACTAGACCAACAGAACCCAAAGGACAAAAAATTGTTGAATTGTAAATTGACAATCCGAGATGAAGTAAACATCAAAGTCGAAGGCCTACGTGTAGAGACACGGAGAAAAATTGTCAATAAATTAAAGTTTGATCTACCATATGCACGACACATGCCAGCTTACAAACTAGGTCGCTGGGATGGTACTAAAACATATTTTAATATAGGTGGTAGCGGATTTCTTGCACATCTTGATGTGATACTTGCGGTCATTGACGACGAAGGGTATGATATCACTGTTGAAGATCTGCGGATACCGCATGAATTAAAATTCACTGCCATTGATGAAAATTACTGGGCAGACCAAGGCAAGACTTGGCCTAAAGGGCACCAGCAGGCAGGCGAACCTATAGTGTTAAGAGACTACCAATTTGAAGTTATTAACAAGTTTTTAGAAAATCCACAAGCCTTGCAAGAAGTAGCTACAGGAGCTGGTAAGACTATTACTACTGCTACACTTAGCCATTTATGCGAGCCGTATGGCCGTACGATGGTAATAGTGCCTAACAAGAGTCTTGTGGTGCAAACAGAAGAAGATTACAAAAATCTAGGATTAGATGTCGGAGTTTATTTCGGCGATAGAAAAGAATTAAATCGCACACACACTGTCTGCACCTGGCAAAGTCTTAATGTACTAGATAAAAAAAGCTATGATAACGACACAATGTCTCTGGCAGAATTCTGTGAAGGAGTATGTGCAATCATAGTTGATGAAGTACATCAAGCCAAAGCAGAGGTGTTGACTAAACTGTTGACTCAGAATTTTAAAAACTGCGCCATACGCTGGGGACTTACAGGAACCGTGCCTAAAGAAGCATGGGAATTCCAGGGTATCTTGGCCAGTATAGGACCTGTGATAAACCGAGTATCCGCATATGATCTACAACAGAAAGATGTGTTAGCTCAGCTGAACATTAATATCTTGCAAATCAATGACGTACAGGTATTCCGCAGCTATCAAGAAGAATACAACTTCCTAGTAACTGACCCTACAAGGTTGACCTGGATAGCAAATAAAATACAGCAGTTGTCAGCTAATGGCAACACACTGGTGTTAATTAATAGGATCGACACTGGAAATAAACTGATTGAATTAATGCCGGATGCAGTTTTCGTCAGTGGTGGGATGAAATTAGATGAAAGAAAACATGAATATGATGAAATTAAAACAAGTGATCAAAAGATTATTGTGGCGACTTATGGTGTGGCCGCTGTGGGTATTAATATTCCACGCATTTTTAATTTGGTTCTTCTTGAACCCGGAAAGAGCTTTGTCCGCGTTATACAAAGCATTGGGCGAGGCATTAGACGAGCAGAAGACAAAGACCACGTCGAGATCTGGGACATAACGTCTGCTTGCAAATATGCCAAACGTCATCTAACAGAAAGAAAAAAGTTTTACAAAGAGGCCAAGTACCCCTTTGCCATTACCAAGGTTAATATATGAAAAGACGTGATAGACTAACTGTTGCTATGACAGTCCCTTGGGAGGGCAAAGACTATAGAGGTTCATACCTGTTATATCTAATAGAAAAGAATAATTTCAAAACAATAGCAGAAGTAGGTGTTAAATTTGGAAGAACAACTTTCTTTTTGTTAGACAACGTTCATGATCTAGTAATACACGCTGTTGATCGTGATATTTCTATGTTTTACAACGAAGAAATTAAGTCGAAATACAAAGACAGATTAATACCCATTAGAGGTTATAGTTATGACGTTGCTGATCAATTACCAAATAACTCAATGGATCTAATATTCATCGACGCTGATCATTCGTATGAGTCAGTTAAGAAAGACATTTTAGCATATACTCCTAAATTGAAGGATAACGGGATTTTATCTGGTCACGACATCGATTATCCCGGAGTTAATAAAGCAGTTCGTGAATTAATAAAAGATTTTGACGTTGGACCAAACAACGTTTGGATAAAGCATAAAGGAAATATATGAGAATACTTACACTAAACAATCAAGCATTTGACTTGAATGAATTGCCAGATCAAGTAGACGAAGACACAAGATTTTCAGTGCTGGATAATTCAAATCCGCTGGAACCAGATTTCTTTTTCATGCCGCTGATATTTTTAGAGTCATTTAATTCGCCAGCCATAGTTCTCAACATCGGAGGATATGAAATTCAGATGCCTCTAGATTGGTGTATGGTAGTCGGAGACAAAGAATGCGGAATGGATCCTGAAGTTTTACCATTGACTAGTATTAACGAACGAGGGTTTGATGCGCTAATATTCAATCCAATTAAAGGATTTAGGGCAGAATTCATGCCTGTAGAAATTGTTAATATCTATCAAGATGTGCGCTGGTATTTTCCTAAAATGAAAAACGGACAATTACTGACCGTGCCATTACACGATGAAAAAAATCCACCCTGTGTATATTTTGTCAAAGAAGTATCAAGGCAAAGTGAAGTTTTACAACTACACAAATTGATCTAATTAAATACACACATTAAGGAGTTAATATGAAGGCAGGAAAAGTATGGGGACAAACAGAATTGCTAGAAGCCAACGGTGTATTGGAGTTTCACCGAATCGAAGCCAAAGCGGGCGGCGTATGTTCAAAACACAAACACAAATTTAAGTGGAATGGATTCTTTGTCGAATCCGGAGAGATGATCATCCGTGTTTGGAAAAACAATTATGATCTCGTGGATGAAACATTGCTCAAAGCCGGACAATACACAAAAGTTGCCCCAGGCGAATATCATCAATTTGAAGCAGTAACCGACTGCATTGCTTTTGAGTTGTATTGGGCAGAATTTGACCACGATGATATCGAGCGTGACACGGTTGGATACTCTAAAGATAAAAAATAAATGTTCACTCCCGAATATCAAGAGAAATTAAAAAAACTGCATACCGACAGCAAATCATTTGGAAATAAATCTGTTATTCCAGAAGATATCACTCTTTTGATTGAAAAATATCAAGTTGATTCTATATTAGATTTCGGGTGTGGGAAAGGACACATGGTCCTTGCGTTAAAAGAAAAATATCCGGATATTAAAGTTTACGGATTTGATCCTGGAATAGAAAGCTTTGACAATCTTCCAGAAAATGTTGATATGATTTTTAGCTTTGATGTGTTAGAACACATCGAACCGGAACTATTGGATGAGACAATAGTTGATCTTGCACAAAGAACTAACAAGGTTATGTATCATTTGATTGCTTGCCATCCTGCTAAAAAAAATCTCAGCGATGGCAGGAACGCACATTTAATTGTAGAAAATCCAGAATGGTGGAAACAAAAACTTCAAGCATTACCTAATTGGAAAATATACAACGATCATTCGGTGGTGTACGAGGGAAGACCTACAACTCAGCAAGGGGTATCGTTTGATGTTGTGAAATTACTAGTCACTATGGAAAAGGTTTAACATGGGGTCTCTCAAGCCAGGTACAACTTACATCTACGAGCGAAATGGCGAAGAAGTATATGCTCGAGAGTTTGGTGAGACAGACCGTAAGTTGATTGGATACAAATACGAAATGGAAGACAAGCCGGATCCTCGAACCGATGACGGCCGTCCGTTAATTGAGCACATAAAAGAAAATAAACTGTGGGGCGATATTCATCGAGCAGCCAAAACAAATAGTGCTTTACAAGAAGCACTAGAACGTGTTAAAATAATATATCATTTAAGCAAAGACCATGGCAAAAAATAAACACGTAGACCTATTCAAAGATATGATACCTTGTGTAGATCAAGGAATCAAAGAATTATGGGATGCAGTCACGGACGAAGGTAGAAAAGAAATCAAGGGCGATCTGTGGAATCTCAATCGATACATCAGCAGTGTCGCAACCTCCGATCAAGAAATACAAGAACACTATCTACTCGTAGTTAATGAATTCTATAACAAGAATTGGGCATTGATCGGGAAACATCCTAAACTACAATGGCTAACCTTAGCGGCATGTAGCCATCACAGCAAGTCTAAACAATTCCATGAATGGATTCCTCTTAAGAAAGAAAAGAATAAAAAAGAAGAACTGCTTGCAGAATTATTTCCAACTATGAAAAGGTCCGACATTGCTACACTTGCATCCATTACCACAGATCGTGAAATCAAAGACTACTGCCAAGGACTTGGCTGGGACAAAAAACAAGTCAATGCAATTAAACTTTAAATGCGAATACTGCGGCAAATTGTTTGCCAAGGAAAAAACCTTAACAGTACATGTCTGCGAACAAAAACGCAGATATCTTAGTCGTGATGAAAAACATGTGATGATGGGATTATTGACCTTTCAGCGATTCTATCAACTCACGCAAAAAGCACAGCAGCCTAAGACATTTGACGAATTTGCTACTTCGAGTTTTTACACAGCCTTTGTAAAGTTTGGAAGTTTCTTGGTTAATACAGCACCTATCTATCCAGAGAGATTTATCGACTTCGTGGTAAAAAGTGGAATAAAATTAGATCATTGGTGCAGAGATGAATTGTACATAAATTATATCACTGAACTTATAAAGATAGAACCCGCCGATGGCGCTATCCAACGATCTATTGTTACTATGATGTCTTGGGGAGAAAAATACGCAGCACCGTGGGAACACTATTTTGCCTACGTGCATCTTAATAGAGCCACGCATGATATTAAAGAAGGGTTGATATCTCCATGGATGATATTAAATACTCGGTCTGGCAAGGAAATGCTACAGCGTATGAACGATGAGCAGTTAGAAATTGTTGGTCCGATTATAGATCCTCAGTTTTGGTTGCGTAGATTTAAATCTTTGCCCGCAGATCTAGAATTAGTCAAAGATGTTATAAAAGAGGCAAAAATATTGTGACAACAGAAAACAAAGAAGAATTTATTTCCAATGATGACATTGAAATCGAGGTTATGAGTACCGAAGAAGATTCACAACATTGTGTATACGTTAAATTTTCAAACTTTGCCGAAGCCGAAGATGCTGACGAATACGCTGAATTTCTAGCTGAAACATTACCTCTGTTATTGTTTGAAACTACAAGGATGCAATAATGCCTGATATTGATATAGACTTTATAGACAGAGATGCTGCATTGAAATTATTTAAACATATCCCTGCTAGTCGCGTTGATAACAATCGATTGACCAAACACAACACTGGGGTTTATCTACATAATGTACCAATGAATGCTGTAGAAGCTGTTTGTAGTATACCCTATGATCATGCAGAAGCAGAAGAATATTTCAAGATTGATTTTTTAAATGTTGGAATTTACAAAGGTGTTCGAGATGAGGCACACCTTATTCAACTCATGGAGACTGAGCCATTATGGGATCTATTACAAGACAACGATTTTGTTCAGAATCTGTTTCATGTGAACGGACATGGATCTATACTAAGAAAGATGGAACCAAAATCTATCGAACAACTAGCAGCCGTTTTAGCGATGATTCGACCCGCGAAACGTTATCTGATTGGGAAAGAATGGACCACTGTGATGAAGGAAGTTTGGACGAAACCTGACAATGAAGAATACTTCTTCAAGCAATCGCATGCTACTGCGTATGCTATGGCCATTGTGGTGCAGATGAATTTGATCTGTGAGCAGATCAGTTACGGGTATAGTTAACCTATTTTTCTAACCAAGGTGATCGACTTACGTTTGATTCTTTTGACAATGATGTCGTTGAGGCTGGTACAGGGACCATGCACTAGTTTAACATCTTTGGTTGAAAAATTCTTGATCACATATCTAAAATTAAAGATCTCACGTGCCAGAAAAATATTGATGGGAATTTGTCTATTTGATTCCCACCACCATGCTTCACCTAATTCTAAAAATCGTTTTTTTTCCTCGTCTGTTTTTATCATGGAGTAGTCATACATACTAGTGACCTGGGCATCTTGGTTGATAATGATTCCCACGTATTCGTGGCTAACATGCACTATAACGCTGATAAAAGGGAAATTTTCTTGTAGGTTAGTTGTTATTCTCATTCGATAAATACTGCTAAAGGTCCGTTAGTGTATGCAATTTAATCCTGTTTATTTATATGTCAACAAACTCGATGTATTTACCACCCCAACGGACACTTGGTCAACTGAGAGGTATCGCAGAGTGTATAACAGAAATCTAAAAATATTCCGTGGTGTTGATAATCGCATCGACATTCAGGTCCGTAACAGTGATCAAAAGGCCAGCAACATCGCGGGCAGCACTTTGGTATTTAATCTCGTAAGCCAGGACACTAAAGATTTAATACTACAGAAAGACTTCACAGCTATGGATCTTGCCACAGGCAAGGTCACTGTAATCGTAACCGCTGAAGAACTGTTGGATCTTGATATAGGTTTCTATAACTACAGCATAGTCAAAGAAGTTCGGTCTACTGTAGACAGCACAGATTACACAGTGACTTCTAAAATGCCGTTGTACATGGACAGTCAATATGACACAGTAGGCACACTAGAAATCACTGGGGATGTGTATGGTGGAGTAGCAGACAGCGTGGTCGTGGACGCATTCAACTATACCAACCCATTTACTCAAGGTGCTATTGATCCTGCACCATTCTATACCAGTTCTATTATAGATGCCCGCCCAAAAAATTCTCCGGCTTATCCTATACACACATTTCAATTTTACTCTACCAATTACAAAGGTACGGTAGAGATACAGGCCAGTTTAGACGATCAAGGAGCCACTCCAAGAGAAACCAAATGGATCACTGTATCTACTGTAGATCTTGCTACCGAACAGTACAAAAATATAACTGGCAAGTATAATTGGTTTAGAATCAAACATACCCCGGGCAGTGTTTCCAGTATCGCCAGATTTACTATAGCGCAAACTATGTTACTAACATATAATGTTACTATAGGCAATATCGGTAAAGGTTATAATGTAGGTGACATTATTGTAATCACCGGTAATAGATTGGGCGGAGAATTAGTGACCAACGATTTAACTATCACTGTTTCTGCTGTGAATGCAGACGGCGGCATTACCGGATTTTCATATACAGGCCTTTCCTATAATGGAGTCAAAACATTTGTGTTAGATGACTCTAATATTTCAGTTGGAACCGTTGACAAGATACTGTATAGATAGTATACTTGTAGTATGACTCTTGTCGTTGATAAATTTCGAACACTGCTCCCACCTCGTGCTAAATCCAGCCCATCAGGTTGGACATCATTTAATGCACCTTGCTGTCAACATAGAGGACACAGTCCAGACACTCGCAAACGTGCCGGCATAAGATTCGACGGCAACGGAGTGGTCTATAACTGCTTTAATTGCAAGTTTACTACTGGGTGGCAACCTGGTAGTACCATAGGCGAGAAGATGAAAACGCTGTGTAGGTGGTTAGGAGCCAGCGAGGATACCATCAAAGAACTTGTATTTGAAGCAATGAAAACAGAAGGTGATGACTACCGTCCAGAACATCACGAAACTAAACTAGAGTTTACAAACAAAGAACTACCAGAAGGTGCAATGCCTTTGTTAGAATGGGTGAACAGTAAATACTGGAAAGATATATCTTCAGAAGTAGAGATCGTGATTGCCTATGTTGTGAGTAGGGGATATGATCCGTTTGATGGAAACTTCTATTGGTCGCCTGCCTCTGGGTACGAACACCGTGTGATTATTCCGTTTAAGTGGGAAGGACGAGTTGTAGGTAATACTGCAAGGAAAGTAACCTCCGGCAAACCTAAATATCTATCGGATCAACATTCTCATTTTGTTTTCAACTTCGATCGACAAAAAGAAAATCAGAAGTATATATTCGTATGTGAAGGTCCATTTGACGCCCTGGCCATCGACGGTGTAGCACTGCTCACTAATGAGATTGCTGAACAACAAAGCAGAATAATCAATAGTCTAGGTGCTGAAGTTATTGTTATTCCCGATCAAGATCGAGCAGGGGTAGTGTTATTTGATCGTGCAGCAGAACTTGGGTGGGCAGTGGCCATGCCAAATTGGGATGCTGATGTAAAAGATGTAGCAGATGCGGTATGTCGATATGGAAAGCTGTTTGTGCTAGTAGATGCAATAAAAACAGCACAACAAGGACAGATTAAAATTAATATGGCTAAGAAACAACAAGAACATAAATTAGAGAGGTTAGAAAATGTTTAAAAGAATCGTAGACGTTGTGCTGTATCCCCTTAACAAATATCTCGAACATAGAAGATTTAAACGCAGGCTAGAAGAATTACGGAAACGTGATCCTTTTATTTACAAATGATCGCTTGGGGAATAAATGCGCTAAATCACGGAAGTAGTCTTGCAGTTTTTAAAGACCAGAAACTATTGTCAAATAAATTTAGTGTTGACGATGAACTCAGTAGTGATATAATCTATAATGCCCTAGGCAGCGGAGCACCAAATCGTATCTTTTGGTATGAACAACCTTGGCTTAAAAAAGCAAGACAATTACGTGCAGGTCAATTGAATAGAGCATTTGATTTAAGTATACTTCCTAGAAGATATTTAAACAACATAGAATTACAGCATGTGCCGATCACATATACCCCGCATCATGCCAGCCATGCAGCCGCAGGCTATTATACCAGTCCATTCAATCACTGTGCTGTTGTTGTACTTGATGCAATAGGCGAGTTTGAATGTGCTACCATATGGGAAGGCAATCACGGTGAAATGCGTAAAGTATGGAGTCGCAGCTATCCAAATAGTCTAGGATTATTTTATAGTGCATTTACACACGCTCTTGGAATGACTCCTATTCAAGACGAATATCAATTACAACAAATGTCTGAAAAAGGCGATCCTAAGATTTTTTATCACAGAGTAAAGAAATATTTTACAGGTCTACTAGAGTTGAATTATAATTTTCATAAAGGTGTTAACGATCAAAAATTCTACATAGATAGCATAGAAGACGAATGCAATCTTGCAGCAGCCGTGCAACTGGTATTCCAAGAACAGATTGAAATGATCATGAATAAGGCAAAAGAATTAACTAATTCTGATTGTCTAGTATACATGGGCGGTTGTGCTATGAACAGCAAAGCCAACAAGATAGTAGTTGAACCTAAATTCAAATATATTTGGTCATTGCCTAATCCTGGAGATCCAAGCAGTTCAGTAGGTGCGGTGTTGTATCATACTAAGCAAAGAGAATGGGAATACGACTTTGGTGTTGTAAAGCATATAGCAATTAGTGTATAATAGTATTATGATAAAAGATTACGGATACGAAGTACAGAAATTATATCTTGAATTAATGCTAGCAGACGCTGAAGTGTTTGTTCGCTGTCAAGGTATCTTTGATCACAGCCTATTTGATCGCAAACTACAAGATGCAGCAGAATTCATACATGAGTATGCTAAAGGCTACAATGTATTGCCTGATTATGAAATGGTCAATGCCACATGCAGATTAGATTTGGCCAAGCCCAGTGAGCTCAAAGATGGTCATATGGATTGGTTCATGGATGAGTTTGAGAAGTTCACTCAGCACAAGGCCCTCGAACGTGCAATCATACAATCAGCTGATTTGTTAGAAAAACATGACTACGGTGCAGTAGAGATATTGATTAAAGAAGCTGTACAAATTGGACTTGCTCGAGATATGGGCACAGACTATTTTGCTGATCCCCGTGGGAGATTAATGGGCATCAAAGACAAGAACGGACAGGTAAGCACAGGCTGGCCTAGCATGGATCGTAGATTATTTGGCGGTTTCAATCGCGGAGAACTGAATATCTTTGCAGGTGGATCAGGTGCAGGTAAAAGTTTGTTCTTGGCTAATCTAGGTGTGAACTTTGCACTTGCAGGTTTGAATGTGGTTTATCTAACGCTGGAACTTTCGGAAGCACTGGTCTCGATGCGCATTGATGCTATGGTCACAGGAATATCCACTAAAGACATCTTTAAGGATCTTGATGATGTTGAAATGAAAGTCAAAATCATTGGTAAGAAATCTGGATTATTACAGGTCAAGTATATGCCCAGTGGTAAGACTGCCAATGACATTCGTGCATACCTAAAAGAATATGAAATCAAAGTAGGCAAGAAAGTTGACGTATTGTTGGTTGACTATTTGGATTTGTTGATGCCCTTGAGCAAGAAGATTTCACCAGCAGACTTGTTTATCAAAGACAAGTATGTATCAGAAGAACTGAGAAATCTTGCAGTGGAAAAGAACTGTGTGTTTGTCACTGCGGCACAGTTGAATCGAGGTGCTGTTGAAGAAGTAGAGTTTGATCACAGTCACATCAGTGGTGGCTTATCTAAGATTCAAACAGCGGATAATGTGTTTGGTATCTTTACCAGCCGTGCCATGCGTGAACGTGGTAGGTATCAATTACAGTTAATGAAGACTCGTTCAAGCAGTGGTGTGGGCATGAAGATTGATCTTGAATTTAACCTCGAAAGTTTGAAGATCAGTGATCTACCCGAAGATGAACAAGAAAGTCATAATGGCGCAGCTCGAGGTGGCAGCAGTATCATCGAGCAGATCAAACGCAAGGCAGAATTAACAGCACGTGAAGAACCCAGTGAAGGACAACCTGTGGCCAAGGTACGAGCCCAAGTGGAAAGTACTAAACTGCGTGAAATCCTAAACAGCATGAACGCAGACGATGAAGAATAAGAAAATAGAGCTATTAAAATGGTTGCCCTCTGAGGGAGAAAATATAGAAATAGATTGGCCTAAAGTACACAAAACCATAGGTATAGATCAGACTAAATGGCTACTCAAACAGCCGCAAGTATCGTGTCAGTTAATGCTGGAACGCAATGACATGTACTGTCGATTAATTGCTGAATTCTATGACGAAAAAACATTGGTATCCTATCACCTAATGTGGGCTAAATAATGAATGCGAGCAAAAGAATTTATCAACGAAGCGACACAAAAAGAACGCGGAAAAGCCAGTAAAGTTGGAGGTCGTGCAGACGCTGCTCTTCCGGGCATATATGTTCAGCGCCAATTGAGAAACACTGATACTTATCTGCAGATGCGTTACGGTATGGCGTTGGCTGCTGCTCGTGCAGAAAAAGCAGGCCACGTAGAATTCGCTCAAGAAACTGCATGGGCAGAAAACTTTATCAACGGCATGTTTGTGCCTGAAGACGAAGAAACTATTATGCTAGCTTCAAAATTGATGGGTGTGACTCCCACTCGCATCACAGACAACAAGAGCCGTGAGCCAGACAGCACACATCGAGTTAGTCCTGTAGCCGCACCCAAACGCAATCGCTACGGAGTTTAACGTGCGATTAAGAGAATTCTCCCAAACAGATTTTGTCACGGTAAACACAGAACTAAATCCCAAACTATGGCAAGAAGGCAGACTAGACGGCAAAGTGCGCTTTAAGCTGTTACAGATAGCCAGAGCGTTTGTGGATTTCGTAGGTGTGGATCTGGCTGTCAAAGACTACACGATAACTGGATCTAATGCCAACTATACGTGGAGCAAGTACAGCGACCTTGATCTGCATGTGATCATTGAAGGTGAAGTATCAGATGCACAAAGAGAGCTGTTTTCTGCGAAAAAGGCACTGTGGGCAGAATACCATGACATCACTGTAAAGGGTCTGCCTGTGGAGTGTTATGTACAGGGCGAATCAGAAACACATCACAGCACAGGAGTCTACAGTGTCATGGACAGCCGTTGGTTGATCAAGCCGCAGAAGACAGAACCCGATCTAGATGATCAAGCCGTGGAAGCCAAAAAAGACAGCATGCTCAGTCAGATGGAACAGGCCTTGTTGAGCAAAGACCTAGAAAAACTTAGATTAGTCAAAGACAAAATTACCACCATGCGCCGTGCTGGTCTCGATCGTGCTGGTGAATATTCTGTGGAAAATGTGGTGTTCAAGATACTGCGCAATCTAGGCCTGATAGATCAAATCACCGAAAAAATAAGAGAGCTGGAAGATGCAGAGCTCTCTTTGGAACAACAGACCAACGTATTAGATTAATCGTTTCTAACGCCAAATAATGATAATAGATTGATAAAGATGTTGATGAAGTTCATGTACAGACTCAATGCACCTGATATCTCCACAGCGTCTGTGGTATCCACAGAAATCATTTCACGTATGCGTTGCGTGTCGTAGGCAGTCAATCCCAAGAATATAATAATAGCCAGGGCTGAGATCACAGTGGCCATCACACTAGAGCCAATAAAGATGTTGACGATGCTGGCTATGACAATGGCAATCAATCCTATGAACATAAACTGCCCTAGGCTCTCTAGACTGCGTTTGGTAAAGTAACCATAGCCGCTCATCACAGCAAACAGTATGGCTGCACCCATGAATGCACTCACAATCGATCCCATGGTAAACACTGCAAAGATCATTGCAAAGCTGAGTCCCATCAAGGCAGCAAAACCATGTAGACATAGCTGTGCAACACCTTTACTGGGATTAGTACCCAATACGTAACTGATGCCAAAGATCGCAGCCAAAGGTGCAAAGATCACGATCCATTTTAACACACCAGTGAAAAAGAACTGTACGAGTTCTGGTGTTGTGCCTACCCAATAACTGACCAACATAGATACCAAGACTGCTAGACTCATGTGTGCATACACCCGGCCCATGGCTGCGTTGATGTCAGCAGCTGAACGATAGGCCAAGGTGCCTTGATCTGAATAATTTACTCCAAACATTGTATACTCCTTGTGGTTAGATATTTAATTATACAGTGTAATTCATCAAAGGTCAACTAGCTGCGTTCGCTGGGTGTGTATAATTTCACAAAGCCCTGCCATTCTGCACCAGTTCTAGCAGTCATGCGATCAGCCAACTGCCGAGCCATGTCCTCAGCCAAAATCCTTTGTTTCTGGGTGAATCTTGTGCCAGTGAGATCCTGGGATTTGATGGTTTGCCCGGTGACTGTGCTACGGGCCATGGGTAATAGATATTGTTCGCTCATGAAAATATTTATGCCAAATATCGATTCCATATGTGATCAGCGAAACGGCTGTGATGCAGCACACTGGGATGCATGTCGTTTTCTGCTGGAGGTATGTGGGGATCATGCAGTATACGTGATGATTCGTGATCCACTGAGATATCATACCACGAATCCGGGTGTGGTATCACGTAGGGATCTCGCAGTGACGGTGGCAGCTGTGATCTAGCTGTGTCCAGCTGTGACAGATACGATTCGGGTTCCACACTGAGATGTATGACTCTGGCACCAGTATTGTCAAGAAAACCCGCGGTCATGATCTGTAAAATTAGACTGCGATAATACTGATCATACATGCCCATGGGATCCAAGTGGCTGTTCAACAGTGTGTGTATGTACTGATAGATATACTGGTCTGCGTGTTGGTCACTGTGCGAAAGTCCAAAAAACCTATTGAATCCCGGTAGTATGCGTGTGCGCCAATTTGAGTCTGGATCAACCATGTTGGCCAAGGGCACTGACGTACGAGCAGGCCACTGTAGACTGATTCTACTGAGGTATGTCCACATTACTATGACTATGTCATCACTGTGTATGTGTTTGGCTTGAACTGCACACTGACGAGCTATCTGCTGGAAACAAGCGCCACGGCGAGCATGATTCTGTACTGGAATGCCTAGACGACGGCCCAATACCGCAGGCCATGCATATTCACTGGGTTGATATAGGTGTATGTCTTCCCACTGAAACTCAATGCGTTGCTCACGAATTTCATCAGCAGTAAGTGGTCTCCCCGAACTGTCACAGACAGGCTTGACCACATCCGGAAGTGCGAAACCCTGTGTGATAGAACAGCCAAATGCATGTAGTGTGGTCATATGCAGTAATTATTCCAAGATGGATTTGGGTGGGATTATTCCTGGCGAAGCGCAGCGCAAAATTTTTTTGTGCAGAGCACTACAGCGCAGATTTTTTCAGTCACTGA